GTGCGGCCTGTATCTGGATTCAGACGGTGCAGCGTGTGAGGAGTGTATAAAAACGGTTCAGGAACGTCGCAAGGTAACTGATAATTATAAAAATTTGGAATATAAGGAGGACCCCATAAATGAGTACTATCTATGAGATTACAGATGATGTTTTAGCTCTTATGCAGATGATGGAGGAAGACCCGGAGAATGATGTGATCCGTGACACGCTTGAAGCCTTGAATGGTGAATTAGATGTTAAGGCAGAGGATTATTGCAAAGTGATAGCAGAGTTTAAGGCAAAGGAGGCAGCGCTTACTTCTGCCATTGAAAGCCTTTCGCAGAAAAAACAATCCGTATCTGGTAATATTGATCGCTTAAAAAAGGCGTTACAAGATGCTATGACAGTTACTGGAAAGACAAAAATTAAAGGTGATTTATTTTACCTCTACATAAAAAATAATGCTGAATCATTGGATCAGGTACCGGAAAGGCTCCCAGAAAAATATCTGATTCCGCAGGAACCGAAAATCGACAGGAAACAGTTGCTTGCCGATGTAAAGACCGGTGTTGTGGTTGACGGGGTAACTACAAAGAGAACGCAGTCCTTGATTATAAAGTAGGTGATTATTTTGGAAGGATTAGAGCTTTATGAGAAAGTCAGAGTGGTGCCACAAGAAGCTCAAAAAGCGATATCAGGAGGCCGTTTAAACGGCAAGACAGACATTAACCCGATGTGGCGAATAAAAGTTCTTACGGAGCAATTCGGGCCTTGTGGTATCGGTTGGTATTATACCCCGGTACGCAAGTGGTTAGAACAGTCAGGAAATGAAGTGGCGGCATTTGTTGACATTGAATTATACATAAAAGATGGTGATGAATGGTCTAAACCGATAGCAGGAACAGGCGGCAGCATGTTTGTTGAAAAAGAGAAAGGCGGGCTTCATGTATCAGATGAGTGCTATAAGATGGCAACCACTGATGCCATATCAGTTGCTTGTAAACAACTTGGTATTGGGGCTGATGTATACTGGCAGGCCGACAAGACCAAATATGATAAGCCGGAGCAACAGGCCGAACCGCCAAAACTCTCAAAAACACAGTTTAGTGCGCTGTATAAAGAGCTTGCACGCACTGGCATTGGATTAAAAGGCCTATGTAAAAATTACAAAGTTTCAGCCCCGGAATTTATGACACCAGAACAATATGAAGATGCTATGAAAACGCTGAAATCAAAGCCTGACAAGCCCGCCGATCCCGCAACTATTCCGCCAGATAATTCGGATAATGGTCTTCCGTGGAAAAGTTGAGGTGATGTAGATGGAATTTAAGGGCCGGCTGACTGACATAGCCAGAGATTGGAAAACAGGCCGCTTCCGTGTCACATTTGAATCTGAGGAAGATATCAGCAAGCAGGTGGAGACAGTCACGGATAAGCTCCTTACGATCACAACGAAGCTATTCCGCCGGAAGCGTAGCCTTGATGCCAACGCCTACGCCTGGGTACTTATGCAAAAGATAGCGGAGGCTGTGAAGTCTGATAAGTGGTCCGTGTATCTTGACATGCTTGGACGGTACGGAGTTTTTACTCACATCATTGTCCGTCCCGGTGTTGTAGATCGGGTGATTGCTGAATGGCGAACGGTTAAGAACCTGGGCGAAGTCACGGTCTCAGGAGAAACTGGAATACAGCTCCAATGCTACTTTGGGAGCAGCACCTACAACACAAAGGAAATGTCTGTGTTCATTGAAGGGATCGTAAGCGAATGCCATGAATTAGGCATTGAAACCGCAACGCCAGAAGAGTTGGAAAGAATGAAAAGAGAGTGGGGCGTTGAACTTTGAAAAGCGTGTTACAAGACACAAAGGAGTGTTATATCTGCGGCCGTACAAACTGCCTTGAAGATCATCATATCTTCTTCGGCACAGCAAACCGGAAACGCTCAGAGAAAAGGGGGCTTAAGGTATGGTTATGCAATGCTGACCATAGAAATGGTCCTCAAGCAGTACATAGAAACCGTGAAACTGATTTGCATTTAAAAGAAATGGCTCAGACGTATTATGAACAGAACATAGGAACCCGTCAACAATTCATTATTGAGTTCGGAAAGAGTTATTTATAACCTTGTGTGCCTTAACGGGCTGACAATAAAAGGAAACCCAAAGGTCTATGTGTCACGACATGCCATTGGTACAGCCTCCGCCGTAATTCAGGGCGGCGGGGGAGAAAGGAGTGAATTAATTGACAAACAGCAAAGCAAAGGGAGCGAAAGGTGAAAGGGAACTTTCCAAACTCCTTGGAGAATATGGTTACAAAACGCGCAGAGGACAGCAGTACTGTGGTGCAAATGGGGACGCTGATGTGGTAGGACTACCCGGGATATATATTGAGTGCAAGCGGGTGGAGAGGCTTAATATCTATGAGGCTATGGAGCAGGCAGAAAGAGACGCAAACGGGAAAGAAATTCCATTTAATCCTAAGCGGCCTGCAGTATTCCACCGCAAAAACAATCACCCATGGCTTGTCACGATGAGACTTGAGGACTGGATCGAACTGTACCGAGAGTGGGAAGCCGGGAATGCGTTAGAACAGGAGTGATAATTTGGGAGAAGTTAAGTGGATCCGGTTAAGCATCAATATGTTTGATAACCGGAAAATAAAATACCTCCGTAGTCTCCCAGAAGGGAATAACATAATTCTGATATGGGTTGCTCTCCTGACGATTGCAGGGAGGTGCAATGCTGGAGGAATGATTTTTCTGACAGAAAATATCCCTTATACCACAAAGATGCTGGCTGATGAACTGGACTTTGAGGAGAATACCATAATCCTTGCCTTAAATGCCCTGAGAAAGTTAGGCATGGTACAGGATCAGGACGAAGCTCTGTTGATCACTGGTTGGGAAGAACACCAGAATATTGACGGGCTTGAAAAAATCAAGGAACAGAACCGGATCCGGAAGCAACGGCAGAGAGAAAGGGAAGCGGTTAAAATTGAGTGTCACGTGACAGGTCACGCTAATGTCACGCCATGTCACGCAACAGATATAGAAAGAGATATAGAAAGAGATATAGATAAAGAAAGAGAAGAAGAAAAAGAAGGAGATAAAGAAAGAGAAAAGAAAGAGAAGATAAACTATCAGCAAATAGCTGATATGTATAACAACACTTGCGTGTCGTTCCCTTCTCTTGTCTCCCTGTCTGATTCTCGCAAGAAAGCGATCAAGGCCCGTTTCAAAACATACAGCATTGATGATTTTGAAAAGCTGTTTCTTAAGGCAGAGGCCAGCGACTTCTTAAAAGGCAAGAATGACCGGAACTGGTCAGCCACTTTTGACTGGCTGATAAAAGACTCAAACATGGCAAAGGTCCTTGATGGCAATTATGATAACAAGGATCAACCACCACACAGACCGGGAACTGATCCGTTAGGAAAGCAGCAACAAGTCAGGGATATGTTAAGAGATTGGGCGAATGGAGGGGAATAAGTGACAAAACAAGAATTTGCGGTATTTATGGCAACGATTAACACGGCTTACCCAAAGTGTGAGCTTAAGACACCAGATCAAACAACGCTATGGTATGAAATGCTTGGGCATATCTCATTTGATGTGGCAAAGATGGCGCTGAAAAAGTATATCCTCTCAAACAAGTTTCCGCCAACGATATCAGACATGAGCCTACTTGCTGCAGATTTGATGGAGGACCGCATTCCTGATGCAGATGAGGCCTGGGGAGAACTTAACAAGGCTATAAGGCGATATGGATACATGAGAGAGCGTGAAGCCTTAGAAAGTCTCAGTGAACCGGTTAGAAAGGCCGTGGAGCGTATTGGATTCCAGAATATATGTCAATCTCCCTACGAGCAGCAAAACACGCTTAGAGCGCAATTTCGAGGGGCATATGAGGCTGAATATCGGCGGTCCATGGAAATCCACAAGATGCCATCGCAAATGAGGCTTGAACAGGCAGCCATGCAACAGGCGGCGTTACCTATGAAGGAGGACTAACGTGGACGAGGAAAAAGCCCGTAAGCTGGCCCGGTTCCGTGTGGGTGAAAAAAGATTCATGGGTAAGAACATGGAACCAGAGGAAATCAAACTGCGCCGGGAATACATGAAGAGTATGCTGCGAAGAATCCCGGCGTGGCAGAACATGACAGATCAGCAGATTGATAACATTAGGATTTATAAAATTCGTGATGATTGGTACATAGAGGATCAGGATTTTTACGAATACAACTTTTAAAGGGGTGATTAAGGTTGAATATGATTATCAGGCAAAAGGATATTGATGCCCTGAGAGATTCACTTAAAATTGGGGACCATGTGAAATTCCAAACAGAAATAATTGACGACAGACCAGGGAAGGTACAGAAAGAAGATAATGATGCTGTGATCGTGATGAAGCTGCGGCACGTGGCCCTGGTGGAGTACATGGCAAGGCAAGGAAGAAATATGGCTCCGGTTCGGACTGC